ACAGGCTCGCCCCACAGATTTGGCAAATTTTATTAGGTGGATGTCTAAAGCATATAGAAAAACCTTTATGAACTGTGGATTCTCAAGTGACAATATGGACCAAAGAAGACCAGACGAGCGTCTTGCTGAATTGTGCGTAAGGATTCAATCACAATATACGAGTTCGCTGAACAAGAAAGACTTGGATTCTTTTTATGAAGAGAACGAATCGATCCCAAAAGAGACCAAGAAGCGCATTAAGAAGATTTTGGAAGTTCTAGATAAGTGTACTCTAGCGAACAAACAGATGAAAATTAACGGAAGTGGTAAACTGCATGTTGTCTTTGAAGCGATCAAGTCCGCCCACGATCAAAAGTACAAGATTTTAGAACCAGCAAAGTTTGTCGAGTGGATCCTAAAACTTAATGCAAAATTCACTGAATTGGCGTCTGAAGTTACAGAGAAGGAACAGGCGGAAAAGTCTTGGGTATATTGGGCCGAGAGACCTGCAAACCCGAGTTTGTATCGCAAAGTTGCAACACTCATTGAAGAAACTTTGAAAGCAGAAAGTGGTGAACTGGTGGAGCAAGGCATCCTTTCAAAGGAAAGAGACTCAAGTTCTATATTTACCGATCGAGAGAAGTTAAGGTTGTTAGTAAAGCAGGATTTTAAGGATCGCAATGGTAAAAACATTTCTCCCTTTGATCTTTATGCCAAAAATGTGGTTCATGCAGATCATATTGTTTCCGTTAAAGATGGTGGCGAAACTGAGTTACATAACGGAGAGTTGATGTTCAAAGAAGACAATCTCAGGAAGGGATCTGAATCATGGCGACCGCACTTTCCTCACCAAGAACAAATTAGTATGAATTTAGTTGACAAACAACAAAACATTTAGTAAAGTATAGAAACAATAAAGAAAAGAGGATAGTTTTCATGATTGAGTATAGAAGAGCGCTCGCTGACATGAAAGAGTTGCTACTAAAAATAGACGAGGTAGAATGTGAAGATAATGTAACTAAGGAAGTACTGTCTTACGCAATTCAAATATTTGAGGACATAGTGTCGTCAAAAAAGCAAAGTAAATACTACAAAGAGTTTCACCCTAATAACATCCAGATTACAACCACTTCTCAATGTAGGATGGTTACACTGGACTCTTCACACAAAGCAGATTTAAAGCAGGACATTGAAGCCGCTGGAATAGAAACCCCAATTCTTACTTTCCAGTCGGCACCACAAGATAGAGTTTCCCCGACCTTGGGTAACGGGAATCACAGGTTGGATATTATGCTTGATTTGATAAAGGAGAGAAAGTTGGATAGTGGAGCAAAGATACCATGTTTTCACATTCCATATGATGATTATAAAGTCATTGCTCCTATTATTGATTTGATTCAGGGTTTTCTGAATGAGCACACAGTCGCTAAGAAGAACAATGATAAGTCCTTGAAGGCAATCATAAAATCTCTTTTGCCAAAAGATGTTGACCTTGAAAATGCAGTCCAGTATAACCAACAGGTAAAGAGATTTTCTTTCATGTGGACAAGAAGAAAAGTTCGTACAATTAAAACTCTTTTAACAAAGATTAAGAATGATAAAATTACCAGTGAATCAAAGTTGACATCCCCAAGTCCAAAGGTCGTGACTGCAGACTTTAAGGCATGCATGGTTAATCAAATTAATATAACCTCAGATGGTGATAAAGAAGAGAATAAGTTCAAAGCATCCTTCAAAAAAAAGACAGGAACTTTTGAAAAATCTGCTGACGATATTTATGTTTTTAGACCAATAAGTCTTAAGGGGTCTAATTTTGACCAAGCATATCTCAGAGACATGAACCTCAGAGAAGAAGGAGATATAAAGGATATAGTTCATATTTTCTATTGTAATGAAAATGCAGGAAGTTTGCCAACACTCATCAAGAATCGCAAGAGATTGTTTGACAAGTATTATAAAATCTACAATCAGAATGTCTCTATAGTCGAGAAGGTGAACGATTGCAAGTTGACACAAGAGCAGAAAGAAAGGATAGTTCGACTTTGTTTGCCAACGGCAATCTTCATCGCACCACAAATTAAGACAGATACACAATATGAAGATAGCGAGGTAAAACTTGAAATTACTGGACTACATGGCAGTTGGAAAGTCGTCACAAGAGATGAAATGCTCGAATATTTTGAGTCATCAACTAAAGATGGCGTACCCCTTGAGTGGGTTTTGGAACTAAAAAATAAAAAAGAAAGACAAATACTTAAATTAGTTTCTTGACAAACAATAAAACATTTAGTATAGTATAGAAAGTTGGTCAGAAGATTTGCTGACCTGCTATAGCCGAAAGTGTGCAAAAAAACAATACCATAAGGAGGTAATATAATGGCACTGAATTTAGATCTGATGAAGCAGAAGATGGATACCCTAAACGGGAAGGGGGAGAAGAAGAAGAACTTCTGGCGTCCTCAAGAAGGTGAGAATAATATTCGCATCGTCCCCACTTCAGATGGAGACCCGTTTAAGGAGCGGTTCTTCCACTACAACGTAGGAGAGCAATCCTTTTTGTGCCCAAAGCGTAACTATGGAGATGATTGCCCAGTTTGCAATCTTGCAAACGAACTATGGAATGACGGTACGGAGGATTCCAAGGCGATGGCAAAGCAGATGTTTGCCAAGCAACGGTTCTTCTCCCCAGTATTAGTCCGAGGAGAGGAGTCGGAAGGAGTTAAGGTCTGGGGTTACGGAAAGTTAGCATATCAGAAGTTGCTTGGAATTGTGTTGGATCCAGATTATGGAGATATTACTGATCCTGATGATGGTAACGATCTCAAGTTAATGTATGGTAAGCAACCTGGTGCATCATACCCAACTACGGACATTCGACCTCGTCCACGCAAGTCGGTCCTTTGTGACGATGCGGTAGGTGGAGATGAACGATGCACGGAGTTGTTAGAGACTGTGCCAAACTTTGAGACAATCTTCGAGCGTAAGTCGACCGAAGAAGTATCGACAATCTTGGAGGCACACCTCAACACTGACGGAGGAGGGACATCCGAAGTTACCCGAGGCAACTTCTCCAACAACACTAGCACTGATTCCGACCCAGTGCGAAGCAAGTTCGACAACGCACTTGATGGACTCATGAATAATGGGTAAAGTGACCAAAATGAAACCTGGTGGACTATCCACCAAAGACATCATTGCGTCACTTAACAAAGCGTCAGGTGGTGTCGTCGCCTACAATCTTTCGGAGGATAATCCAACGGAAGTCAAGGAGTGGATTCCGACTGGGTCGCGATGGTTGGATTCCATTGCCTGCAAGGGTAGGTACGCGGGAATCCCAGTAGGGAAGATCTCCGAGATTGCAGGTTTAGAAGCAACGGGCAAGTCATTTATGGCAGCGCAGATTGCTGCAAACGCTCAGAAGATGGGTTGCCGCGTTGCTTATTTTGATTCAGAGTCTGCTATCGACCCTGACTTTCTTAGGAAAGCAGGGTGTGATTTAGATGATGAAGAGAAGGGTCTGATCTATGTTCAGGCACATTCCGTAGAGATGGTAATGGAGACAATTGAGAACCTTCTAAAGATGCCAGAAAAATGGTTATTTATTTGGGACTCACTTGCTCTTACTCCATCCGTGCATGACATAGAATCTGACTATAATCCTCAGTCATCTATGGCAATGAAAGCACGAGTGTTGTCTAAGGGTATGCCAAAACTGGTACAACCCATTGCCAACGCTGGTGCTACTTTGTTAGTGCTCAATCAGTTGAAGACCAATATTACAAGGTCTCCATCTGAAGCAATGACAACGCCATATATGACCCCCGGTGGAAAGACTCTGCCCTATTCTTATTCGTTAAGAATCTGGTTGACAGGAAGAAAAGCAAAAGCATCTTTCGTCACAGACGAGAATGGATTTAGAATTGGGTCAGAAGTGAAATGTAAAATCGAAAAGTCCAGGTTCGGATCAACTGGAAGGACTTGCAACTTTAAGATTCTTTGGGGCGACGCATCAGCAGTTGGCGTCCAAGATAAAGAAAGTTGGTTTGATGCGATTCAGATATCTGAAAACTTAGAGCAATCAGGTGCATGGTATTCACTCGTCCATGAAGATGGAACCCGAGAGAAGTTCCAACGAGCACATTGGTTGAAAAAGTTAGAAGATGAAAAGTTTCACAAAAGAGTCTTGCAAATCATGGATGATGATGTTATTATGAAGTTCAGTAATAAGACAGGTAATGCATCTGATTTTTATGATCAGG